TTTCGTAGTAATAGATAAATCATCAGGTGAACTTTGTTACTGTCCTGTTCATTCTATGGAGATGATAAATGCAGAAGAAAGGATTGAGTCTCTTAAACAGATTGTTAAATCTGATATTGCTCCCTCTCGCTGTTATAGCGATATTCCTGATGGTAAGTCTGGGAACCATAAGCTTCATATTGGTTGCGTCTATTGTTCTTTTAAGCATGTTTGTTGGTCTGATGCTAACGGGGGTGCGGGTCTTAAAAAATTCAATTACTCTACTGGTCCGAGGTACTTAACCAGGATAGGCCGCACGCCTGATGTAGAGGAAATACATGAAGAGATTTAGATCCAAGTCTGAAAAGAAAGCAAATGATTTTTTAAAGGACAAAAAGGTTTCGTTTAAATTTGAACCTTATTATGTTAAATATATGTGGATTGAAAATAAAAAGTATCTGCCTGATTTTGTTTTAGACAATGGAATTATTTTAGAAGTTAAGGGTAGGTTTACTTTAGATGACAGAAAGAAACATCTCTTTCTTAGAGAGAGTAATCCAGATTTGGACGTTAGATTTGTATTCGACAACCCTAATACTAGGCTTTATAAAGGGGCTAAATCAACCTATGCTAACTGGTGTAACAAGCAGGGGTTTTTATTTTGTAAACTATCTGATGGCATTCCTGAAGGGTGGATAAGTGGAAAAAAAAGAAACAAAAATTCTTCTGGAAATAGAAGAGATAATAAAAAAAAGAAAGGCTGATCCAGAACAGCTTCTGTTTATGAGTGTTATATTGCAAGCCATGCTTGACGCTACTAAACCGATAACGCCAAAGGAATCAGACGAAGCTATAGCAGCAAGGGAGACATCTATGTCTTGGTTCTTCTGCTCTGCGGGAGTGACTGCAGATGACTTTACGACTGTCTGTGACATAGCGGATGTTGATCCTGATTATGTACGATCATTCGCTCATAAAGTTATACGGTCAAAAGAGATTGACTTTGTGAGAAAAAGAATAAACACTGTCTTAACTTTTAATTAGGAAAAGACCCATGTACCAGTTTGANGAAGAACATTATTTAGAAGAGATACACCACTACGTTGATGAGACTTANAGCCAACACTATGCCCAAGGTAAATATCAAGCGACAGATGTAATTTTAGACGCAGGATATGGAGAAGGTTTCTGCATAGGTAACATACTGAAATACTGTAAGAGGTATGGGAAAAAAGCAGGTAGGAATAGAAAAGATTTGTTAAAGGTAATTCACTATGCAATAATTATGCTCCACATCCATGACCAAAAAGAGGAAGGAAGCTAATATATGTCACAGTTTCGCTCAAATGAAAATCCTATGTTCCGCTCTAAGTTTAGTGAAGATATCTTTAAACACAAATACGCACATACTGGATGCGAAACGTGGTCAAGTTTAGCCAGCGTTCTAGTGGAAGATGTTTGCCAAGACAAAATGAGCAAAGAAGATAAGACTGCTCTTGCTAATTACATTACAGAGTTAAAGTTTATTCCTGGTGGCAGATATTTGTATTACGCTGGACGCACTAATAAGTTTTTCAATAATTGTTACTTGCTCTGTGCTGAAGAAGATACGAGAGAAGATTGGTCTGACCTATCTTGGAAAGCTGAGTCGTGCCTTATGACGGGTGGTGGAATAGGGGTAGACTATTCTATATATAGAGAAGAAGGACGCATACTTGCTGGCACTGGAGGCTTGTCCTCTGGACCTATACCTAAGATGCAGATGTTGAACGAAATTGGCCGAAGGGTTATGCAAGGTGGTAGTCGGCGTTCAGCCATCTACGCTAGTCTTAATTGGAAACATGCTGACGTAAGTAAATTTTTAGAATGTAAGAACTGGTATGAAATGCCAGTAGGAAACACAGATTTTTCTCTTGGTCAGATTAAAGAACAAGATTTTAATTTCCCTGCTCCTTTAGACATGACAAACATAAGTGTTAACTATGATACTGATTGGCTGTTAAACTATTGGAATACCGGAGATGTAGGAGAAATATTTAAAAAGAATGTTGCTCAAGCACTAAAGACTGCTGAACCAGGATTTAGTTTCAACTTCTTTGAGAAAGAAAACGAAACATTACGCAATGCTTGTACGGAAGTTACTGCTAACAATTGCTTTGCGGCTGACGGTGGTGACGATAGTGATGTTTGTAACCTTGGTTCTTTAAATCTAGGCCGGATAGAAACCCTACAAGAACTAAACGATATCACTGAACTAGCGACTAAGTTTTTATTGTGCGGAACGCTAAGAGCAAAGCTGCCTTACGATAAGGTTTATAAAGTAAGGGAGAAAAATCGTAGGCTTGGCCTTGGTTTAATGGGTATCCATGAGTGGCTTATCAAGCGCGGTTACAAGTATGAGGTGACAGAAGAACTTCATCAGTGGCTCTCGGTCTATAAAGGAAAGAGCGATTCAATATCTAAAGAGACTGCGGATAAGTTTAATATCAGCCGTCCTGTAGCTAACCGTGCCATCGCTCCTACTGGGTCAATAGGCATATTGGCTGGCACAAGCACAGGCGTAGAACCTATATTTGCTGTATCTTATAAGCGCAGATACTTAAAAGGTGGCACACGTTGGCACTATCAATATGTAGTAGATAGCGCAGCACAAGAACTTATCGATTTATACGGTACTGCTCCTGGCGATATTGAGTCTGCTTTAGATTTAGCAGATGACTATAAGCGTAGGATAAAGTTCCAGGCTGACGTTCAAGATTATGTAGACATGTCTATTTCCTCTACAATTAATCTACCATCTTGGGGTAGTAAGACTAACAACGAGGATACTGTAGAAGAATTTACAAACACTCTTGCATCTTATGCTCATAGATTAAGAGGCTTCACTGTATATCCTGACTCATGTCGTGGAGGACAGCCCCTAACAAACGTACCTTACTCTGAAGCTGTAGATAAATTAGGCGAAGAGTTTGAAGAGGGTGTAGAAACACATGATATTTGTGACATTACAGGTCATGGGGGTAGTTGTGGGGTATAAATGTTAACTCACTATTGCTTCAAGGAAGTTCTGCCAAAGGAATTTTGTGATGGTATGCTTACTGTTGCAAGAGAATTAGATTCTAAAGAGGCAGAAGTTTCTAAAGAAGGCGACGATGTAGTATTATCAGAGATAAGAAACAACAGAGTTGCTTGGTTAGCTAATGACGAATTGTCTGAGATACTAGAATTATATGTAGACATAGCTAATGAAAAAGCTGGCTGGGGTTTTAGTTTAACTTCTTTTGAAGTACCTCAAATATCTTTTTATGGTAAAGGTCAGTTCTATGATTGGCATGTAGATACAGGAGTAGAAAAACAAAGCGATCCTTACTTTAGAAAATTAGCTATCTCTGTAACACTCAACGATGATTTTAAAGGGGGTGATTTCCAAGTGCAAAATTTTGTTCATCCTCAAGCACCTAATAGATTTAAAACTATAAAAGAAATGAGGAGACAAGGAAGTATTGTTGTCTTCCCTTCTTTTATTTTTCACAGAGTAACTAAAGTCAAAGAAGGAGAAAGGTCTGCTATGACCTGTTGGTTCAGAGGTGAAAAATTTTCTTGACTATAGTTTCTTTTTGTAGTAATCTTTTTACAGCATGACATAATGTGTGCTATATAACCTTGCTTAACAGGAGAATACTATGAATACAATACTACAAACTGAAAATGTTCAGAATCTATTAAAGAACTTTAGCCTTGGGTTTGAAGATCACCCATCTTCACCAATGATATCTTTCCACAGAGACAATGCAACTACTTTTCCTTTTCACGATATTAATAAGGACGGAGAGGATGGCTATGTTTTAGAGATTGCTTTAGCTGGGTATGCAAAAAAAGACATAACAGTAGAAGAAAGAGATGGTTTCTTAACTGTTGCTTCTAGTGATTTTTATAACAATAAAGAAGCTACAGAAGAAATTCTAGACTCTATTGTAGTAAGAAATATCTCAAAAAGAAAATTTAAAAGAACATTCGCTTTAAACCCTAACTATGTTGTAGCTGCTGCCGAAATGGTGGACGGCTTACTAAAAGTTAGGTTGAAAATGAAAGCAGATGACCAACATAAAAAAGTAATTCCAATAAAATAGGTAGCATAGGGGCGGGGTATTGTCTTCACCCCCTATCACATAAAGATGTTAGATAAACCATACAAGATATATGTAGGGTATGACGAAAAAGAAAAGACTTACTTTGATGTTCTGTCCTACAGCATAAGAAAAAATACAAACCATCCCGTAGATATAATCCC